TAACCTGTCCACCGGGCCTCAGTTCATAATTATGTGCGCTGTCTGGCAAATACCAGAGGTCCCAGCGAGTTTCACTGTCACCACTGCCCGGCCCATAGCCATCAATTGTAGCAATTTCTTCATGCGTTAGCACATTTTCCATTTTCAAGTATGGCGCATTTTTACACAGCACGGCAACAACAGCAGCACATGCTTCTATTTGTGCCTGTGTGATAGGTTCACTGCCCATGTCTAAGTCATAGCCATTATTGGCTTCTGCGTCCCAACAGCCCAGCAATGCAATACCAACAGCGCCACTATTACGCAAATATGTATGTGACCTGTGTAGATTCAAATTATCATTGTCAAATGGGAAATAAATTTTGCCGTCATAATCAATGCTGATATGATAATCACTGTACACTTGGCCGTAATGCCCTGCTGTCCAGTGTAAGTAGCAGCTGTCGCCGTAAAAACGCTTTGCAGCATATGCAATTATATCTAAATTTACTGGTGTTAATTCGTCTACAGTCTGCATAATTAATTGCCTACCTTTTGTTTGAATTTATCTTTTATAGCCTTAGCTAAATCATTGCATTCTGCTAAATTTTCTAATATACTAAGTGCTTCTGTACTGCCTAATACCACAACTATAATAGTAGACAACAGACGTGGCGCATGTCCAATGGTAAATACACTGTCAGTAATAGCACCAACAAGTAATAAAATTGTATACATTAGCATTTTGTCACAAAAGCCCTCACGAAGTCCTGTTGACTTTATATAGCGCCATTTACGTGCCTGCCATAAAAAAGTTAGTGCCCTGTACAGCCCACATTTTGTTTGTGGGAAAATTGCTTTGTGGCATTGATAGCTAAGACTTAACCAACGTGAAAATATGTCCAAAATTTCTAAAAATACAAATAGTAACAGTAATTTAAAGAAATCGTCAGTAAACACAGCTGCTATAATGCCAGCTATTAATTTGTATTGTATGTAATGCCATGTTTCTAATAAGTATTTCGTCATAATGCCCTCTGGTGGCTTCATACAGCCACTTTTATTTTTTACATGATACATTTATCATGTCACATTGCAAAAATTGATTGTAGCCAATTTATGCACGTCTTTTTTTTAAAATTATTTTTTTACATATTCATTTTTTAATTCTTTATTGCCCAACACTATAATGTCAAACAATTTTGTTGCTTCATCAAGAAATTTTTCATAATTCTTTTCAAATTTTTTGTGTAAGTCACATTTTACTTCAATGTGACCAACATGCAGTGTTTCTTTTTTAGACGCTTCATAGTAAAAGTCACGTCTGCCATTCTTTGTTATATAATACATAAAGTGTCACCCCGCTTTTTATGTTATATACGTTACTTTTATTGTTACTTAAAAGGAAATGGAAACGCCACCCATTACCTTATGTTTGCCACTATGAATGCCACTACCAGCCACCCAGAAGCCAACAGCGCCTTTTATTGGCCCAGTCAGCATGTATGCTGGTTCTTTGTCATTATCTATGCCCAAACCAATTTTCCAGCGCCTCTCTGGCACTTTCACACTAATTGTTGCTGTTGTCTTTACACCAGTCTGCAACACTTCTGTCTTTGGTTCAAAGTCATATTTTTTGCCATTCACAGACGCAGTCACTTTTGGCGCTTCTGTAGTCACTACAACAGACGGCGCATTATTAGCTATTTCTGCCTGTGTCTTTGGTCTAACAGTCGTCTCTGTTTTCGTCACAACGGCAACACCGGCCTGTACTGTGTCTGGCTTTGGCGCTGGCACAATATCCAGCGCCGCAGCATAGCCACATTCATAGCCGTCTTTATTGCCTTTTTCATAGCCCTTATCATATGCGTGCTTATAACCGTAAAGCCCTATTAATATAACAGCTACAATGGCAGTTATACTACATAAGACCTTGGTATTAAAATTAAAGTTAAACATAGTTATACATAGTTATACATAGTTATCAAGGAATAATATAGTCGCCGACCATAATAGAAGCAAAAGCGCCGCCCCACGTTCCATCATTCTTATAAGTGTTTAACATTTCTGGTGGGACATGAATGCTAGCGGGTTCGCCTATGTCATAGGCCTGTCCAATAGGAATTACAGCAGAGCCATATTGCTCACTGGCTCCCAAGTAAACGTCGTGCCCACTAACACCAGAAAACGCATTGCTTCCGATACTCTTACAAACAGGAATTTCCAGCCGTTTAATATTTCTGCAACCAGAAAATGCACTGCGCCCAATTGTCAAGTCTGGGTTGTTAATTTTGAACGTTACGCCAGTAATCTCCGTGTTGTTTTGGAACATAAAATTTTCTATCACACCATGCCAGCTAACACTAAAATCAAGAACACAATCACCACCAGCAGGCGCAGCGCCAACAGTCACAGAAGACAGACCAGAAAAACCACTATCTGGTGTCACTGTTTGTGCTGTACTGGTAGGCGTCACTGACTTTGTCTGTAATACAACAGGCGCAACAGTCACAGAAGCCAGCCCGTCATAGCCAGTGTCAGCAGAAATTACTTGTTCATTGTCATTTGGTGTAACATTTTTTGACTGTAAAGAAATGGGTGAAACAGTAATGCTGCTAAAGCCGTCTGTGCCAGCTTCCGGTGTAATTGTTTGAGAAACACCAGTGCTTTTGACAGTCACAGTGTCCAGCACGGGTTCGCCCGTAATTTGCACAGTGCCAGACATTTCACCACTAGCACTAATTGTGCCCGAAATAGTTACTGCATTAATATTAGACATAATAAAACCCCCTAATTAATTATTGTTTTCTTCTTCATTATCTTCTACATTATCTTCTACATTAGATTCTTCTTCACTGTCTTCATTAGATTCTGGCGCTACAGACGGCAATACATTGTACAACAGACTAAAATTACCAGAAATGGGTGTACTAATGCTTGTCTTTTCCTCACTGTCAGTGTGGTATACCCGCACGTCAAATAAGTAGTCGCCAAACGGCATGTTAGCTGTGTCTTCTGGTTCAATAACAAACTTACCAGTGCTGCTGTCAACGGTCTTTTCCAGCATTAAGTCACGTTCCCATGCGCTTTGTTTAACGCCAAATTTTACAGTGTCGTCAGAAAAGTCGTAAGATTCACCACCAGCAGTGGTCAATGCCACGGTCAGTTCAGCGCTGTCGCCACGTGTCATTTTAATATTCATATTAGCGTCTACTACTACCATTGTTTTTTCCTCCGTTTACAATATAATATTTACAAAATTTAATAAAAACAATAATATTTAATTAAAAATATGTAACTCTACTATAATTATTGTACACTCACAAAACACAAATGTCAACAATAAATTGAAAAAATTATTTCCACTTTTTTGTCAACCATGCCAAATTAAAACAATTTTCTATACCAGCATATGTTTTAGCTGTGTTGTGCCATATTTTCTGCCCGTCTTGTGAAATAACATAAGTGCCATTTGCATGTACACCACCGGGCCATGTTGTCCAAGACGCCGGTATTAAGACGCCCAACGGGTCACCAGAAACAGCCTGCTGACCAAAACGTAAATTCATAGACGGTAAAACAAGTTCTGCATTATCGCCAATTGCCCATGTTGCTGGGTAATTTTGTTCTTGCACAGAATTAGCAATTTCATAACTTTTAATACTCTTAATTACATACGTATTACTTGTTTCTATGTGCCCAGCGTCACTGTATGTTAAAGTGCCGTCAGTAACGTCTATGTCTTCACCGTCTTCATATGCAACAACAGTGTTGTTTACTTCACAGTAAGTGTCACCATTGTGTGTCCATATTGTTGCCTGTCCTTGCAGTGTTGCGTCAAGTTCCCAGCCACATGACCATTTTGTTGCTGTCAAATTATAAGTAGCAATACGGCCTCTTAGACTATAGCCAGACGCAAAATTAACATGGCCTTGTGAATACTCTGCCACATATGTGTTTCCATCGTAAACTATACAATAAGACTGTAAGTCTGTTGATTCTACTTTGCCACTACCAGTCAGTTCTACAACATAGTCAGCTGTATAAACACCACCACCAATGTCCTGCAAATTGGTCAATGTAATAGTGCCTGGACCACTATAAACACTGTTGCCGTTATCATCAATAGAAATAGTGCCACCATTTTTAGCAATATGCAGTGTGCCGTCTGTTATGTCCATGTCAGCATACGGGTCTGTCACTCTGCCGGACCCAGTCAAAATAATTGACCAGTCACCCACATATTCTACAGCTGATTCCATGCTGGTAGTAATACTGCCCGGGCCAGTCCATTCAAGTGTCCCACTATAGTAATAATGCAAATAATTATTGCTGTCTACTTTTGCAATTAAATTGCCCTGTGCGTCAGAAATATGCTTTTTTCCAGACACGTATGTTAAATATGCCACACCCTGTCTACCATTAATGTATAAGCGCATGTCATAGTCACCACTATCAATGTCATAAATACATCTGCCATAACCAATAAATTGCTGTGTGCCATTAGTAACAGAAAACAGCAAATTACCAGACGCCCTGTATATTTCATTATTGTTATTATCATATATGTGCACAACATTACTGCTATCAACAGTAATAGTGCCATTACCACTTGCAATAGACAATTCATAGAATACTTCAAAATTGCCCGTATATAGTATGTCACCCTGTTGTGTACGGTCTGGTGTTTCTGCTGTTATGTATGCGTCTATGCCGTTTTGCACAATTTTTGCCAATTGTAGCATGCGTCTTGCGTCATACGTCTGCAACATACCACCAATTATACGTGTATTATTATTGTCAAAGTAGTCAACAAATTTTATTACATTATTTTCATTAATAAGTAGCTGTAAATCAATATGTTTAATTGTAGTTGTTTCATAATATGCAACAGCATTTATAACCACTATTTTGCCGTCACCAACGTATTGACCACAATTCACTTGACCATTGCTATATGTTGCCACCAAATTGTCACTATTATCATAAATATAATATGTAGTAGTATTATTACTTGTATCAATAGTATATTTACTACCAGTGTCCAGCAAATTGTCACTATCGTCATACACAGAAATACTTGCAATAAATAAGTCACGGCCATTTAATTGTTTCTGCTGACCAGCCTGTAATAAGTCTAAATAGAAATTGTCGTAAATTAGCACTTTGCCGTCAGCAGACATACAACAAACGCCACCCGTAAAATCAAAACAGCCAATAGTAACATTATTTACAATATTGTTTATAGGAAAATATAATTTGCCTGTATCATTTTGCCCTTGATTGCTAACAATTTCTGCCCAGCACGGGTAACATTGAATAGTTCCATGTGTCCTATTACCATGTATTTTGCTGCCCAGCAACAAATTTTTCTGTGCCAGCTGGTAAGAATTATTTGACTGTGCGCCTACCCAAAAGCCAGCCTTATTAGTAGTGCCATTAACAGTAATTGGTGTTGGATAAAGCCAGCCATATACCACTTTGCCGCCGTCACGTGTTGGCGCTGTATACACTGGCTTACCCGGGTAAACAGTCTGTTGCCCTAATAAAATCATGCCGTCTTCATACGGTTCTTTTTTTATTGCCATATTAATCACCCACAATAACAGCTGTGCCGTCTTGCGAAATTTGCACCCAGACCACTTTGCCGTCATATATATTAATTGGGCATGCCAAGTCATATCCATAAACACCATGTGAAGTCACAACAGATTCACCACTTACTGTTGCCCGTTCTGCTGCGCCCACAGTGCTGCGTGCTTCTTTTACAGCTGTTGCAATTAAATTAGCTAATTTTTGTACACTCATGACGTTACATACCTCACTGCCGTAATGCTCTGTCTAATAGTGTTGTAATTAACACTAACATTATTGCTAATTAAATTATAAACATTGCCATTAAATGTTATTGTGTCGTCATATGTCACAATATGACTGCCGCCAACAAGTTCACCCTGTAATACAATTTCTTCTTTGCTTTCATATGTGTCTAACGCATTTGCAATTGCCTGTAATGTTGACAAGTCAGCCACCGGGTAAGTCTGGCGGGCTTTTGCCACAGAAGAAAGTGGTACAGTAATTTGGCGCTGGGCATTTGATGGCTTCAATGCGTCATTTTGTGCGTCAATTAAGTATTGACTGGCTTTTTGACCAGGCGCACCCTGACTTAAATTTGTGCTTAATTCCTCTTCTGTGCCGTCTGTTGTGTCATACACTGTTGTGCCATACCAGCCACCACCCAATGGCACATGCCTTGTCAATGTTGATTCTTCTAATGTGCCTGTATCGTCTTGACCGTCATACTTATACATTTTTTCTTCAAATAAATATTTTTCTTCACCAGTATTCTGGTAAACATATTCTGTCTTCACATATGTCACTTCGTCTGTGTCCACAGTCTCTTTCAATGTTAAGTATTTATTGTCATCATATGTAGTATACGTGTAAGTAGTAGTAACATTGCCTTTCACTTCTGTTATTAAGTAGCCGTCTTCATATGTAAGACTTGTACTGCCAAATGCAATAGTGCCAGAAAACGGTTCATTACTATTTGCTGCGTCACTGCTACTAATTTCTTTTGGCATAATCGTGCCATACTGCGTCAATGCCCACTGTGTATGCCTAATGCTGTGCGTCAGTGTTGGTGTAAGCGCCCAATTGTCTGGCGTCATACTGTTTTGTTCATAGCCATGTTGCACAATGTAAATACTGCCATTTTTAATATACAAATTGTAGACCATAGTAGGCACACTGTCAGACCAGCCAATAAGTCTATTTAAAATTTCACCAAAACTACCACTTATTAATTCATAGAAAGAAATTGAAAGGCCCTTGCGCAACAATATATTCATATCAGTCTTTGGTATAAAATTGCGCCCACGAAAAACAATTGGCACACCAATAACACTACTTATTGCAGCCAAATGGTCAGTCAACGTCGGCCTACTATATGTCAATTCTGGAAATTGTGCTTCATATTTTACTTGATAGTCAATAATGGTGTTAGTCAGCAAATTAGCCATTGTAGCGCCAGTAATTGCTTGTCTATTTCCCTGTTCTGCAATACGTTCTGCCTCAAATGACCATGGAAAATCAAGTGTATTGCCAGTAACACGTGCGCCCGGTCTAATAGTAGTATTAACACCATTTGCATTAAATGTTACTGTTGCTGCTCTTTGCGCCAAATTAAAAGAAATGTTTTCAAAATTATTTACCACACCACCAACAATATTTATAGTAAAATAGCCGCTGTCTTCGTCTAAAGACCAGCCCAGCACGTCATCATATGTGCCGTCACCTACACTACTATTTACTCTAACGTATAAAGTATATGTGCCAGCCGTCAATGGGCCTAAAAATGTAGCCCAGTGTGTGCCGTCTATACTCAGTCTAATGCCAGTAATGTTGTCAATACCTAATGCAGCGTTATTGCCACCAGAAATTACCATTTCTGCAGTGTTTATACGTCCAGCCGTAAATGTAGTATTTGATAATGTTATCATTTTCTACACTCTCCAAATTTCAAAATTAACTTTTTTATAACTATTCAATACATCATCAGCATAAGAAACGCCCTTAATGACTATACGGGCATTGCTAATAGTCGTGCCGTCATCAAGTGTTATATTTACCTTAGTTCTATTTGACCAATAGCTTTTTAATGTGGCATAGTCACTTGCAGAGAAATTTGCATTTAATGCAATTACCTCACCATTTGCCACCACACCATAGTCTTCTACAACAACACTACCAGCGCCAGCACTTGTAACAGTCTTTACAAGTGTTTGCCGGTCGTCTGGTGTTGTCTCTAAGTCACTTGTGCGCCCAACACTTTTAATAGTGCTGTTATTATATGTAATTTGTATCATTGTTATTACCTCACATATACATATAAATTATTAATAACTGTACTGCGTGCCACCATTCAATGCTTGCTGTATAGCTGGTGTTATAATTTCAGCCACTTTATTAGCCAGCCGGTCCATTGCATTAACGTCTTCAACAACCGTGTTGTCAAAATTAATGTTGACCGTGCTGTTATTGTTGGTAGTATTTCCACCACCATTAGCAAAGTCACCAAAAATTCTGTTTCTTGCGTCTGCAATGCCTTTTAAATTCTGTACGCCAAATTCTTTTAAAAAGTCAATATCTGACTGTCTAAAATTATTCTGCTTCATATACAGCCTATTAGCATATTCACGGGCATTGTCCTCATTATATGTGCCAGCTTCTTGTTCTCTTTTAATATAACGGGCTAATTTTAAATTACTTCTAAGTGTAGCTTCTGCTTCACTAATATTTGCTTCACGGGCCTTTTTAGCCGCTTCAATTTCTTTGTTATATGCGTCTTGTGCCTGTTTCAGCGCCTTTTCACGTTCTGCCTGTTGTTTATCAAAGTATTTTTTGTCAATAGCTTCTTTTTCTTCTGAAAAACGTGCTTCTGCGTCAACAATAGCAATGCCACTTTCTATCCACTGCTGTTTTCTATCGTTCAGCTGGTTTATTTCTTTTTCATAGTCACTTGCCCGTAAGTCACGTAATTCTCTGTAAAATTGCTCTTCAGCCTCTATTCTTTTCTTTTCTTCATCTTCTGCTTTTTTCTTTTTTTCTGCTTCTTCTTTTGGGTTTACAACATCTTTTGGTGTTTGTAACACTTTTGTTGTTTTTGTATTTTCAATTTGTTTACGTGCGTCTGCAATTTCTTTTTTTATTTTATTTAATTGCTCTGTAGAATTATCTAGACTGTCACCCCACAAATCAAATGGGCGTCCACCAAATATTCTTTTTTCTAAATCATTCCATGTGTCTTTAATTTTAATTAAACTATTAATAACATTACTGTTATTTGTTAACCATTCATTTAATGTAACACTTACAGCACCTTTAAAATCAGTCCATTGGTTTGTTAATTTACCAACAGAATTTGCTGACTGTTGCAATGCTTCACGGTTTTTATCAATAAGTATTGTTTCTGCCTTTATTGTGTCAGTCTCATTTTTTAAATTTTCAACAGCAGAATTAGCAAAAAAGCCACCTTTTACTGCATTATACTGACGTTGCGTTTCTGCTAATGTATTCTGCCAGTCTGATAATTTATGCAAATCATCATATAATACTTTTGTTTTACTACTAGAAACTTCTGCTAATTTTTCATAATTTTCAAGACCAAGTAATATATGGTCAAATTCTGTACCACGAAATGCGCCGGGCAATGCTGCCTTAAAATCGCCAAATTCACCAGCATTAGCCGCTACTTGTGCTGCATTAGAAAGTTCCTGTAACTGTTCTTTATAGCTTTTTACCTTGCCGTCTGTATTTACTAATTCTGCACCATAGCGCTTTAATGCTAATGTTGCTTCACTGGACCCATCTTTATCTTTTAATAATGTTGCGTCCAGCTTTACCAATGAATTCAGCAGCGATTCAGCACTACTACCATCAATTGCAGTAACACGTTGAATATATTCAGCGTCTTCATAACTTGTTTGTGCACTTTCTCTTAATTGGTACACAACATCACTTGCTTGCCGTCCAGCCTCAGCAATATCATTTACTTTATGTGTTATAGCGTCCAGACCACTAACAACAGCACCAATACCAGCAACAGCAACACCAATGCCACCAATAGCTTTAGCCGCAACAATAGCCTTACCGCCCATTTCTGTCATACTGTGTGTCACTGTAGACGTCAATTCACGTATTTTTGCAAATTCTGGTGATACCTTAGCCAGACTATTAGACAGTGTCACACCCAAATTTAGACCATGTCTATCAATTTGTGCCTGTATTCTGTCCAGCTGCTTGCTTTCTCTTACCAGCTGTTCTGCTAATGCCTGTGTGGCTTTGGCGTCAGCGCCTTTTTCCTTTACAGACTGTGTATATGCTCTATTTAATGCCTCAACAACAGTGCGCTGTGTAGCCAGCACTTGATTCAATTTCTGTGCTTCAAGTTCAGCTACTTTCAGCTGGTCACCAGCAGCCTTAGCGCCAGCAATTTTAACGTCATATTGTAATTTCAAGTCAGAAACAGCACTGCGCATTTCCCGCATTGCCTTTTGCAAGTCTGCGTCAGCCTTAGTCAAAGACTTTTCCCATTCTGATAAATTGATTTTAAGTGGCAAATACAGCCCTTTATCATTGTCTTGTGCCATGTTAATACCTCACTTTTATAAAAAAACAGACCATAACCGTTTTGTTGGCTATGGCCTGAAAATTTCCTCTGCTGGTATATAGTCAGCTGGGTGTTGTAATTTATCATATAATACAACAATGTCAAAGAATTCATCAACCAGCATTTTGTCTACAGTATTATAGTCCATATGCAATTCATGCCCAGCCCAAATATACCATTGCAATATTGTTTCTTTCTGGGACAGCTTTATTTGCCGTCCCTTTCCACGTTTTTTGGTAATTGATTCAGCTTTGCAAAAACACTACCATTGACTTCACGTACACATGCCAAAAATTCTGGCAGTAATTCATCAACAGCCGTATTTTCTTCAATTTCGGCAGTGTCTTTGCCACGTACCATTGCTATCATAGCAATAGTGCCGTCAATGTCCAAAATATCGTCTTTAATAGGTTCAAAATTATTTAATTCTTTCCATTGTTTTACTGTAATCATAATAAAGTCACCCCGCTTTTTTTATGTTATAATACAGAAGCATAGAATGAAGACGTGTCACCAGTAATGTCTTGTACCAGTTCCCATGTGCTGTTGTTTTTCAGCTGCACAAAAGAAGCAGTAATACTGGAAGTCTGGAAGTCCACATTTTCACCCTTGGTCTGTCCACTTTCTGTAGGCAGTGCAAATTTGCCCTTGTACAGCTTGACACACCTATTGTCACCATTGGCCAGTGTGAATTCAAACATAAGCGCAACATACGGCGCTACGTCTGTGGTCTTCTTGGTCAATGTTTTGGTCTGGTCGTCATAAGTGTGGCCCAAAAGGTCCGCCTGTACCTCAAGTGGTAAGTCAGCCAATTCAATGCTGACATTAATAGCACCCATGCTACTAGCTGTTTCATACGGGCCATTGTCTGCGTACAGCGTCGCAGTATTACTTTCTGGCGTCACTTCAATGTTTACCAGACCAGGCACAGCAGTAATAGTAGTGCTGTAAGTAGCAGCAGCACTTGCAGTGTCTTCAACGGTCTGTTTGCAGTAATGTACATTTTTTACACCAATTTTTGACATAGTAATTATCTCCTTATCAATTATTTAAAATACCAATTGAAAAGTCTAATGTTGTGTAGTATTCATTATCATTGCGTGTTTTGTTGGTATTCTGCCACATAAAGCCAGCAGCCGTCATACATGACATGACTTTTGCCTTTAATTCATTAATGCTGGCATTTTCACAAGTCACAATAGTCACACGTATAATATGCTGCATACCATATAGCGCATTGTCTGCATGTAAGTCTGGCGTCTCTGACAAGTCAGTGTATACAACCATCGGGTATTCACCAGCGTCTGGCAATGTGTCATGATAAACACTATTTGTATTAAATTGTGTTAACAAGGCACTTGCTGCCAATGCGTCTACATTTATCATGTCTGACCTCACGTCTTACCACTCCATGCGTCACCAATAGCCGCAATTACATTTTCTTTTATTTGTTTTCTTTTTGCATACCATGCTGTATAAAAAAACGGCCTGTTTATGCGTGGGCTAAATTCTATGATACGTCCATATGGTACACCATATTTATACCGGCCCACCATGTCTGGGTTTCTGCTGCCCGGGTTTTTAGGCGCTGGTTTAAATACTTCACTGGACACTTTTACAGCTGGTCGTTTTGCTGTGGCTTTTGTTGCCTTAACACTGCCATACAATTTGCCCGTGTCATTGTTTATGCCCTGTGCTGCCATATTTTGTTTTATTTGCTGTGTCAGTTCGCTGGCTGCTTCATTAATAGCGTCAGCAGCTGCCCGTCTAACACGTTCGTCTGCGTCTCTCAGCAGTCTTTGCAATGTTACTGTTGCCATGTTTTGCCCTTTATTTCTACAGCATTAATGCAAATATATTTATTGTCAACAACATAGTATGGCGCAGTCAATTGTAATACTTTGCCATTATATTCAATATAGTCAAATTGCACACTTTGTGCCCTGATATATATTTTATAATGCAATTCTGGCCGTGTGCCAGCTGTAGTGTTGTCCACATTAGCCGTCTTCACTTCAATATTAGCCCAGACAGTTCTGCCACGTACCATACGTTCAGTTCTATTCATTTCGGCGTCTGTTGTTACTTCTGCTGTCAACAATGTAATTTTATTTCTAAAGTCTGAAATTCTAATGTCTTTCATTGCATTCACCCGCCAATTTGCAATTGCACAATTAACAGACGTATAGCTGGTGATACGGGCCTTTCTGTTGCCAGTCGGTTTTCATACCAGTCAGCCACTAACAATTTCTTTGCCAAGTCGGCTTTTGCCTGCCATGCGCTGTCAGCTGACGCATATTTAGCCACAAAATTATCAACAGCGCCAGCCATATAGCTGTCTGCTGCGTCAATTAATGACTGTACCAATGCGTCATCATCATCTGTAGCACGGCAATAATTTTTTGCGTCTGTTAATGTCAACATAATATTTATACCTCTTTTTACTGTTGTATAACAGGGTAGTGGCCTTATTGGTCATACAGCCGTACGGCCACCACCCAAAAGCGGGGTTTAGCAATATAATTAATTAAGAATTGCTGGGTGTATAAGTCAATTTCTTAACAGCGTCAGCAAATTTCAATTTAGCGCACATACGGCATGTCACACGTACATCAACGGCGTCTTTGCTGTATGCGCTGTCAGAATACGGGTTATAAGAAATTTCCAGCCCTTTACGTTCTACAAAATATGCAGCGTCTTTCGGGCTAACAGCATAGAAAGGAATAGCACCAGTCTGTGCGTCAGTTGCCAAAACAGCGTTCGGCAATTGAATTACTTCATAGCCACGGAAACGCCGTTTCGGGTCATCAACCAAGGCCATAGTTAAAATCGGGTGTCCCTGTTCGTCAACGGCAGTGTCTAAGTAGTTCCAGCCGTCGGTATTCGTAATAATGACTTTATCGCCACCACCAACGGGCGCAATACCGTTAATAGCCTTAGCAATATCTGCCCAGCCAGTAACAGCAGTTGCCTGTCCAGCAGTGTCAAGTGCTGCTAAAATCATGTTGTTCTCAGTAATAACTTGTGCTCTGAAGAAAATTTCAGAAATAATTGACATTACGTCAGCGCTGGCGTCTGCTAACAATTCGTTAGACACAGGCACAATTACGCCATATGGGTTAACGGTCCAGTCAACCGACCCAAACTTAATGTCTTTGCGGGCAATACCACTTGCAGGCAACTCATCAAACATTTCAACAAGGCCTGCGGTCGGGTTGTTAGCCAAAGGAATTTTGCCAGATAAACTTTTAGCAAAATATTCACTAACACGTGTGCGCAAACGATATACGCCAGTGTCCATCATAGCTGCAAAGTCAGCTACTTCAACAGGCACAAATACGCCACCACGGTTTGCTACTACTTCTACTTGGCCAGTGCCGTCAGTTGCATTCATCGGCTTTAACAGTGCCTTGTCTTCGTCAGACATGCCCTGCCAACCGCGGTGTAAGTAGCTATTTACTGCTTTAGTAATTGCTTTCTTTTTGTCCACTTTGTTCTCCACCTTTCCCGGCACTTCCACCGGCATTGATTCTAATTCTTTAATGTTTTTGTCAAGTTCGTCAGACGCTTTTTTTGCTTCGTCAATATTTCCAGCCTGTAAAAGCGCCAAAACATTCTTTCTGCCAGCGTCAATAGCTTGCATTAATTCTGCTCTTTTTTTCATACCTTGTACGCTCCTTGTAACACTGAAATTATATATTCTTTGTCTTTATTGACAGTATTACCATTATCATTACCATTATTATTATTAGCATTATCATTATTATTATTAGCATTATCATTAGCATTAACAAATTGCTGTTTTACTGCGTCTGGCACATTTTTGTAGCTATCTAATGCTTTTACGTCAAAATGTGCCACGGCTTTAATGTCATTACTTTCAACCATTTCAACATTGTCGAAAATTTCAGCAGCTTCTGCAGCTGGTAGCCACGTTTCTGCGTCCATTAATGCCTTAATGTCAGCGCCATTCTTAACGTGTTTGTTGTAGGTATTTGCTATCATGTCTTTTATCTTTTCCAAATAGTCAACAATTGACAGCAAATAATCACTTGTGCCAAAGCCTCCTCCTTGCGGGTTATGTATCATTAAAAATGTGTTTTCTGGCATAATGATTTTTTGCCCACAAAATGCAATTAATGACGCAGCACTTGCAGCAATGCTGTCAATGTAAACAGTAACAGGCGCTGTATGCTTTGCTAACATATTATAAATTACAACAGCAGCACTTACGTCACCACCATATGAAGAAATGTGCAAATCTATTGGCAAGTCATCAATTTCTGCCAGCTGGTCACGTACATTTTGTGGAAATTCATAGCCCATGACTTCGCCATTTTCGTCTAATAGCCATTGTGCGTCTGTATCATCAATAATTGTGCCATATATGTAAATTTCTGCTTTATTTGCTAAATTTTTTATTTTTATCATGATACAATTACCTCTTCTTTTTCCAATGTTGTAGCGCCGGGCATTGTCATAATGCGGTCGCCGCCGTCAATTGGTGACAATTTCATTTTTGCCCTTGCCTCATTAATTTTCATAATGCTACCAGTTACCAATTTTGTTAATATATCTGCCATGGTATCTGGTGAATTCATCACAACGGCCTCAGTGTCTACGTCAATACGCAACCCGTCTTCAAGTTCTTTTTCTGACAGTAATTTATATGACAATTCGTCTTCATAGACTTTGCCAATATACATTAATGTGTCACTTAAGAAAGACAATTGCTGGGAAATACTGTTTGCGTAGCTTCCTTTTGAATAGTCGTTTAGCTGTGTTGGTGATACACCAAACGCAGCGCCTATTTGCTGCGACGTAAAACGCCGTGTTTCTAAGTATTGTGCGTCTACCAATGACATGTTGCCAATAGTAGTAATTGACCAGTCTTTTGGTAAAGGAATAATTTTGTTCTTTGTGCCTATCTTTTTGATATTTTCCAGCAATAATGCCTTTTTTTCTTCGTTTAAATCGCCAACATAATTAAGCACACCAGACGAAATAAGACCATTTTTAAATAAATTATTTTGTGTTTCTTGGCCACTTTGTGCTGCGTCCATATATGCACGCAGTGTGTCTTTTACTGGTATGCCAATTAGTCTGCTATCGTCTAAATGCCAATTGCGCAAATGCAAAACGTCTTCTGCAGCCAAAAAATAGCTGTTTGCAGACATTGGTGTAGTATATGTATAATAAATTTTTTGCAATATTTCAGAAGAGACATCATCAACCCAAATTCTAATGCAACGTGGGTCTAATGCTGTAATGCTTTTCAGTCTGCCTGTAGACCAGTCGCAAAACGCATACGCATTGCCCCATTCATTACGGCAAAATTCTAAATAAGTCATAAGTTCACATGGTGACATTGTTTCATTTGGCCTAATATTTAACAATTTTTCTGCCGCATTATTAACAATTTCATTATTTTTATTTCGCACATGAATGGGTAATTTGCCAACACTTTCAGACAGCACCCGCATAATAGTAAAATATGTAATTTCACTAATGGCAGGGCCATACTGTGTCCAGCCACCAAGACCACCGGGCAATATAAAGTCAGCACCACGAAATGGCGGCTTTTCTAATACCTTGTCTTGTGGCTTCGTGTTAACACTATTTTGTTTTGTAGTAATAATACTGCGTTTTGTGTTATTCCACATGTTTTTTCACCCGTATTTTAAATACAAATGTCTCTTTCTAATATACATTATAAATAGCATATTTACAAAAGTCAAGTGTTTTTTAAAAAAATTTTTATAAATTGTAAATATTTTTTATTAATATTTTTATATATCTTTCATTATGTCCAGCCAGTCATCAAGTGTCTGTGTGTCTTTTTCTGCCTGTAATGCGTTTTTATCAGTCAATAAAATACATTTCCATGCGTCTAATACTGCGTCAATAGCGTCTATTCTATGGCGCTGCATTTTCTTGTCTATTAATAATTCATTTTTGCTATTTAAAACACTTACAGCATTAACAATAGACCATGATAACAATTCATTATTTCGGTCATACAGCAGCTGCCTACCAGCAACAGTGCCTTGGAAATGTCTGCACGTTTCATTAAGACTTTTAGGATATTGGCCTATTTCAATTTTTTCACATTCGATATCATCTAAGTCCTGCATAATACCACCAATGCCCATGGCGTCATAGCCCAGCATAAGCACTTGCAATTTATTTTCTTTGATAAATTTCTTAATGAATTCTGCAATATATTTATAGTCTAATATAAAGCCGTTATGCCCATTGCAGTCAGTCAAAGACAAGTAATTTTTTAGTGCCCAACGGTCATATGGCGCTTTGTCTCTTTGTATATGACGTTCCAGTGTTGCCTTGGGTAAAAATGAATGACTATATATATATGGTAAATTAACACCAGCTTGTGTTGGAAATACAGCAGACACTGACGCTAAGTCATTCTTTGAAGACAAGTCAAGGCCCAAATAACATTTCTTACCTATTATATTAATAGGTTCACCACCACATGCTGCCCAGTCGTCCATGTTTACAAATGCGTCACTGCCTACAGTCGTCCATACGTCCAATTTTTTAATAAGAAAATTACTAAGTGTACTGCCCTCTTCTTTTTGTGCCTTTTCGCCAGCCGCCACAAAGTCTTTCCATTTTGTCACGTCTGTGGTCACATTGTAGTCAGAATCATACAATAAGTATGGGTTAGCTTGTGCCCAATTTTCTTTTGACCATAATACCTCATTATATTTTTCTGGTTCTTTATGTGGGTCTGGTAAGTCAATTTCAGCTATGTACACAAATAGATTGTCTGCCTGTAATGTACCAGCCAATACTTGTTTAGCATATTTGTATTGCCTATAACATGGCGCATTAAGACTTTTACCAGCTGTAGTAATAACAGCCAGCAATGAATTATTTAGGCCCACTTGCCCGTCCAGCATTACATTGTACATTTCGTCTGTTTCATGTAAGTGGTATTCATCAATGCAGGCCAAATATGGTAAAAAGCCATCTTTTCTGGTGTCACCACTAAGTGGCACAATATTTGTATTATTTTTCTTATTTATAATTTTACTTCTGCTGTCACCATAGTCTTTAATTAAAAAATATTTTTCCAGCCTCTTGTCTGCTTCAATTAATTTTCTACAGTCTTGCCAGACAATAGACGCATTGCTGTAATTAGTGCCAGCAGTATAAATTTGACCGTCTCTTATTGCAGACAATGTGGAAAAATCAAGACATAAAAATGAATTTAAGAAAGACTTGCCGTTTTTACGTGCCATTTGGCAATACATTTCTGTATAGCGCCTGATTCCATATTGATACCAGCCGAAAATGCTACAAAGAATAAATTTCTGAAAGCCACGCAATTTTAGTGGTTCATATTGCTTAGCATTTTTATTATATACGTGTAAACATTCGGCAAATTCAATGTGTTTTTGTGCAACGTCTGGCCGCCATTCCAGCCCGTCAATGCCGTCTTTTGCTCTTTGTAAATCATTTAAGTGGCGCTGACATGCCTGTATTTCTGCTTTGCATGCCATTTGCTTTTTACCAGCAACTACTGCTTTAGCATATTCTGTTGCATAATCTACCATAATATAACACCCGCTTTTTCTATAATAATTTATTCCACTTTAGCCATAAAATTTTCAAATGGGTCTTCTTCTTTCTTTTCTGTTGCTGGCAAAGACAATTTCAAACGGTCAATATTGCCCAGCCCTAATTTACCAGACAGTTCTTCCATCATTGCAACATAGGTTCTTAATGGCTGTCTATATGGGTTCTGCTTCATTTTCCCGTCATTTACAATTACTTCTTGCGTTTCGTCCATCATTGCCACACAGTCCAGCCACCGGTCCCATGCGTGCACATATGCTGCCAGTAAGTCCACACTAAGTTCGTCCAGCCAGAATGCCTCTGCTGCAATTTGCTGAAATTTAATTTTGGCCCGTGGTGAAAGTTCGTCTGGTGGCACTAATTTTAGCCGACCAACACGGTATATGTCTTCTGCCTGGGCACGTTCTCTGCGCTGTTCAACTGTGTAACTTCTGCCTGTATGTAACACTATTGGCTTCAATTGTATCACTCCTGTTAAAAATGTAACACTTTGCTAAATACATTGTATATTGTAAACGCACATTTGTCAATACTATAAATACATATAAAAAACATTTTGCCCACAAAAACAAATTGTTTGAAGAAAAGCCCAAGGCGTGCGGTGTCCTGTGAGTGCAAAAAACAATGCTACCCGGGGGGGCTACCATTGTAACAACATGGCGTGGCCGTGTGTCTGCTGTCCATTGGTCACTGCTACCACGGCCAACGCCAACGTGCAACGCATTGACGCAACATGTATGCAAACACTTTGATAAACACTAAGCACAACACTTTGCATAAACACTTTACATAAACACTGATTCACAACAGCTAATGGTAAATAGGCACAGTTTGTTTGAAGAAAAGCCCAAGGCGTGCGGTGTAAAATGTGTTTAAGGCAGCTGTGCCTGTACAACAGCTAACAACAATGTCTGCAACGCTTCTTTTCTATGTGTGTTGTATATCATGTGTACAAATTCATGTGTGTCATTACCAAGTGTTATTAAATTATCCATATCATATTGTCGGTCTGGGCATTCAAAACGTGTTTTAATATGGTGTACCAGAAGTCTGCCTGTGTTTTGTTTTGGCTGTCCAGATTCGTCAATTACTAAGTCATGTATCAAATTATACGCATTGCGCATGTCAAATGCCGTTAGTGGGTCATAGTTCTGCAAATTAATTAGCTGGTCAACACTACCATACTTAGCACAGCATAGTGCCATACGGTCAGTGTTGAAGTCACGTACACGTACAGCATTTCTTAATGCTTTCCAGTATGTGCCATCGTAAAATGTATCATGTGTTTTGTTATTATATTGTCGTTTTTTCTTTGGCATATCGGTCTTACATGTACATTTTTTTCCAGTGTAAAGTCTGCCACACCTGTCACAGAATTTCTTTTGTTCCATAATGCTATAACCTCTCTAAGTAAATACCATTACACATTTTATATTTAATGTATTTGTTTTTTTTATTGAATTCTTTTAATTCTTTAGCTATTTCTTTTTCATTGCAGTCAAACAATTTAGCCCTAATTGGCATAAATTTTTCCAGTAATTCTACCAATATGTAGCCGTCTTTATCTATTTTAGAAATAAATAATAAATCATAGTTCCACCAGCCACATAAATATTTATTATGTTTATCACATTTTTTATCAAAATTTTTATTGCTGTCCACTTTTTGTCCACTTCCTCTTTTTCATTCAAATTCATATGCCATATGTTTTTGCTGTCAATTTTTAAATTTTAGTGTCCACTTAGTGTCCACTTCTAAAAGTGCTATAAAGCCAGTGCTGGTCTACATTACAGCCATTTTGTCCATTTGTCCAGTGTAAAACATTTATTTCTATGGGAAAAATAAAAACACTATTTACACTTTTGTAATATTTTTACTATTTTTTTAACCATATTGTAAATAGGTGTTTTATATTCTTTACCTTATAGAATAATTTCTTTAAAACACAGGACACATAGGACAAATGTGTCAACCATGCATATTAGCATTCATTTTTACAGGACAAAAACAGGACATTTTCTGGACACAACATGGACAATGTGGTAAAATAAGTAAAAATAAACAGAAAGGAGTGAAAAAATTGTTGCCAAGTAAATTAGATTTAATTGGCAGAGACTTAGAAGACATTAACAGAGAATTCCAAGTTCTGCTGGTAAAAATTCAGTCTGGTCTGCCACAAACAGAAGACAAGAAATTACAAAAACAAATTGTAGATTCTTGGAATGGTGACATCAATGGCTGGATAAATTGGCTAAACAGTCTTAAGAAATAATTACACAATACAATTAAATAATACAATTAAATAGCCGTATAAAAGAAGAAACGCCAACAAGTAGTGGTCAGCTACAAGTGGCGTTTTCTTCTTCTTGAAAGGAGGTGTGCCGCCGGGTGGGAATTGCCCGGCCATGAATAAAATTATACAAAGAAGGATATGTTATGAATATCTTTATGGAGTTCTTCTATTGTTATTATACACCAATAAAAATATACTGTCAAGTAATTTTTTAAAAATTTATAAATTTTTTTCTAAAATTTTAGTGTTATTTTTTAATTTACTTCTATATGCTAAAAAGTCGGTATGAATAGTGCTGTACCATTCTGGGTGAAATTTCTTCAACACATACCATTCTTGTTTAGCAATGTCACTGGACAGCAGTGATTCTTTTTCTTTCAGCAGTGCTTCTTTTTCCTGTAATAGTCTTTCTTTTTCAGCAATTTCTGCTTCTAATTGGTCAACATAATTGTCTTTGAATTTCTTAAATTCTGGTGTGTCTTTGTGCTGTTCTTTATTGCCTTTAGATAATTTTTCAAAGCCGTGCACAATAGCTACTTGTTTCAGTAACATACGCATGTCTTTACACCATTTTTTTTCGGCATTACCAGTTCTGGTATTACCACAAGAAACACCCATCGCTGCATATTGCTGTTGCAATGCTGTTGTTTTGCCCAGCCCATATCCAACACCATTTTTAGTAACAGACCATGGCAGAAAATTCAAGTGCATATGACACCCACCATATTCATCGCAATGGACAGCTGCACAAATTACTTCCAGCTGTGGGTTCTTCTTCTGAAAACGCTTAACAAAGTCTCTATACACTTCTTTAATGCGTTTACACATTTCACTTTCAGTAATAACACCATTTCTGTATGCGGGCCGCTTTCTGGTGTCATACGGCTTTATCACACGGCCTGTAGTGTCTAACATGTTGCCGTCTTTGTCCAGTTCTACTTCATATGGACAGCCACTTAACTTATCACCCAGCTGTACAATGACTTCACATACCACTTCCCGCTGTTTACCATTTCTTGTATAGCGCTGTGTTTCCAGCCAGCTATCAACTGTTTTACAACGTGACGGCTGTCTTTGTTTAATATATTTTTCATTCAATTTTGCCAGCTGTGGTCCAATTTTTCTTTCAATACTTTTTCTAATTAAATCATCAACATAATTACGTGTACCAATAGATTCATCTTTAATAATATATTCATTCAAGTGTCTTCTTTCAGCCAGACCATTAGCCCTTACACTTCTGCCCGGACCCATGCGCAAATTATGTTTTATTCCACCAACGCCTAACCTAAATGACTGACTTAATGGTATAAATTCATTAAATTCATTACACATTTAAAATCACTTCCTTATCATTAACATTATCATTAATAATGTTGCCGTCTTCATCGGCTTCAAATATAATACTTACACCCACACACCCATCAATTAAACACTTTTCAATTACAATAACATTACCATCATGTTGTGGTATATTACATGTTTCTATAACACGTAACCTATCACCCAACAATTTCTTAATAATTTCTGTACCATTCATTGTTTTTCCTCACTTTCTTATATACTTATTTTCTATTTATTATCTACTTATATTGTACCACCAGCTGGCTTTCATGTTCCTTTTTTTTTACATACATTTCTGTTTTTTGTTCGGGCTAATTAGTCTGTCTGTTGTTACATCGCACAAGTGCAACGTAACCCAATACAATGTATGTAGCATTTCTACACACATTTCCTTGGGCAATTGCATTGAGCTTTCATATAAACATAACTAACATGGGCCAGTGTTTACATAGTGTACCAGTGTATTCACTGTGCATTCACTATGTATTCACCAGCCCATGCGAAGTCACATAATATTAATTGTTTTTAACATATGTGCCTTGTTTTACATTATTGTTAACACCAGTATTATTTACTTTAGTATTAATACCCGAAAACAGCCCAGGGTATTCTTCCCGCAGCCATTGATTCACATGTTTTGAATTAGCTGCCAAGTAGTCATACAAGTAACTTTCTTGTTGACTTTTAGACAGCTTCTTTGCGTCACCAAAACATGCGCCACGTGTTTCACGTCTGGCTGCTTCAACAGTCTTTTTACGCCTGTTGTCAGCCATGAAGTCTGCCAGCATTTTGGCCTGTTCTTCTGCTGTTTTTCCAGCAATTTTTGCTAAGAATTCTTTTGCTTCCATAATACAATTACCTCACTTTCAAAATTAATTTTAAAAATACTTTTAAAAATACTTTCAATTTACTTTAAAGAAGTCCATAAGACCATTCAACACGTCCTGTTTTTCTGCCAACAATTTCATGATTCTTTCATCAATACTTTTGCCACATTTTGTCTTTCCAATCAAATGATAAACACGTACCGGCTTCTGTTGCCCTTGTCTATGCAGCCGCTTATTTGCCTGCAAATACTGTTCCAAAGACATTGGCATTGTGTACCATATTATTATGTTTCCACCAGCTGCTAAGTTCAGCCCATAGCCACCACTTGCCGGGTATAACATAGCCAATCTTATTTTGCCTTGTTGCCAGTCACTAATTGATTCTGGTGTTTCCAATGGCACAGCGCCTAATTTTAGCAGCATGTCCTTTTCAAATTGGTATTTATACATGACCAAAATGTTTTCTTCAACGTCCTCAATTAATTCTTTCAACACATTTTCTTTATTACTGTCAATGTTGTGTACATTGCCCATTTCGTCATAAATTTTGCCACTACTTAGCTGTTGCATTTTGCCATACCTTGTCAATGTGTCACCAGCTATTATGTCAGTGCCGTCAATACTTATAACACCATTGTGGGCCATGGCGTCATATTGTTTTGACAATGGAAATGTTCTGACAATGTCTATACGTTCTGGCAGTGTCAAGTAGTCGTCACTTTTCATACTAATACACAAGTCAGCCAATTTGTAGTTTATTTCTTGTATAGCGCCCGGCTTCATTCTTGTGTATACAGGCACAGCCATGTTACCAAACGTCTGTGCCACCATGTATGTTTCCCTAAAGCCAGTAATTGTCTTACCAAGTCTTTCACCACGGTCTAATAAGTAAATTTGTGCCCATAGCCCTTGGTAGCTTGTATCACTAGCTGGTGTACCAGAAAGTAATACCACACGGTCAAACATATCAATAAGTCTTTCTTTTCTAAAACATTTTTTACCACGGTATGTAATTGACTTTTGACACAAAGACGCCCAGCGCAGTGTGCTTCTGTTTTTCACACTGGTAGATTCATCAATGACCAGCATAGTAAAGTCTGGTATATTTTTAAGTGTAAACAGCCATGCTAAATTATCACGGCCCAGCACATATACGTCTGCGTCAGCTGTAAGTGCTTCTGTGCGCTGCTTTTCACTGCCAGCTACAACACTTATATTAAGTGGTAATTGCCACTTTTCGCATTCCTGTTTCCAGACAGTCTCTGCAACGGTCTTGGGCGCACATATAATTGCCTTACGCACGTCACCACTTTTAATTAATATGGTGAGCGCATGCAACACTATAGCCGTTTTACCAAGGCCCATGTCCAGCCACAATGCAGCTTTTTTTCTGTGCAATATTTCATTTACACAATACTTTTGATAATCATGTAATTCCATTTTCACACCCCACACCAAAAGCCCACACCACAAAACGGTCTACAAGTTCAAAAGAATTAATTGTAAACACTTTCTGATTCATTGACCGCAGACGCCTATGTATAGCTTGCTGTATGGGTGACAAGTGCCCATTTTCTGCCTTGAGTTCAATAAACCAGCACTCTGCATTGCCAATTACCAAACGGTCTGGAATTCCATTTACACCCACCATCTTTACACACATGCCGCCATGTTCCTTGACACGACGGCATAAATAACGCTCAATTGCCTGTTCTGGTAACATATGTATCACATTCCTTTACTTAATGTATTTTCATATTGTTTTTTATAACATTCAATAGCACCATTTAAATAGTCATTAAAATCAATATTATTTGCAATATTTTTTTCTGTAGGAATAATACTTCCCATGTTTTGACAATTTAAAACAATATGAAACACAAACGCATAATTAGCATAATGATTTTTATTTTTTAATTCGCCATAATACCACTTAGCTTTAGTGTCTTTTTCTTCGCCACTTTTTAATACTGATTCTAAAATTTTATTAATTTCCATAATATACCTCACTTTCAGCTATCTTAGCCAGCATTACTAATATGGCTATATCTACCATAGCTACTATAATTTTCAACAACACGTAAATACACACCAACATAACACATAAGTCTTCTGCCGTCACCAACGTCACGTTTGGCCTTTCTTGTAATTCCATGTTGTCTTAACCAACGGGCCTCTGTCTGCCTAAACGCATGCCTTGAAGCACCACGGTCATACACTTGAGTGCAATATGTTTCAAATGCGTCATCAGCAATTAAAAAGTCCTTTTCGCTACCCGTTACAACATACATGTCATTGAAAAAGTCAATAGGGTCATCAAACGAATTTATCCATTCTGTTGTTTCTTGCCAAACAGCCTGTGGCGCAGTATTAATTCCACTGTCAATTTGCAGACCATTTGCATACCACATATGCAGTCCCATTAACAGCCACGCCATCATAGCTACATGTATTTTGTGGTCTGTCAGCCACTTTGATTTTATAGTGCTGTCACCACTTAATGAAGCCAGCCATGGTATTACTCTTGTGCGTCTTGTTACGCCCGGGTCACGTCTTTGTAAGCCGGGCATGCCATTGCAGTCTATAACACAACAGCACTTTGCCCTAAACGAATTATCATTACAATTTAATTTACGTGCCCTTATGTAGCCAGCACTTGTGTAAGTCTTGTATTTCTCACCATCAAGTGTTCTGACGCCGTCATATTCTGTAAAATTGACCAGTCGCTTATTTTCCATACCAGCTAATGCCGGGCTTGGTGCTTCTGCTGTTTCACTGTCACGGCTACTATAGTATAAATACTTACCTTTCATATCATAGTAGTAGCTACCTAATGCGCCACGTATAGCATTCAAAGTAGTAGACTTACCATTACCAGCTTCTGGACCCATCATAAAAACGCACTTGTCCTCTGTGGCAGCTGCAGCGCCAGCTAAACAGCGTCCCATGGACATTTGGAAATAGTCTCTAACGTCTTGGTCTGGTAAATACATTTCCATATTTTTTATTACTTCATCAAGTGCTGTTTCATCAACACTAGCTACATCTGTCCAATTGTAGCATGTAGATTCTGTCAGCATGAATTCTGGGCTATGTTCTAATACAAAGTCTTCTTCACCATCACAATACTTCTTTAAATCAATAGTAACGTCATTAAAATTAAGCAGCCAATTATTTGTTTCAAATTCTGGCGCTGGCTTTTCCAGCAACAGCGCATACCATGCAGTAACAATGTTTTTAGCTACATTCACACGGCCCACCATTTCTTGCAGTGTGGTCTTGTCTGGCTGTAATGCAGCTGCTATACGTATCATCAATAATGCGTCATTGATAAGTGCCTTGTCTTTTACTTGCTGGTAAATACCTAATTCATTATTGTATCTATACCAGTCACCATTACGCACCACATGTGGAAAATATGCCACACAGCGCTGTGCCAGTCCCTCTTCTGTGTCGTCATACAGAAGTGCCCATGCCTGTGCGTCAGCTGGTAATTCATAGTCATTTGTAAGCGCATTACGCACATTTTCGTCTTTACTGGCTTCTGCCGTCATGGCTTTCCAGTTCTTCTTGTCAGCAATGTCACCATAATTAAGCACTAATGCCACTTCAAACGGGTCTAAGTCACTGCCCGTACTCAACGGGTCTGTGCCATAGTAGCTGTATAAAATAGCGTCATTTGTCACTTTAATGCCGTCTGCACAGTCGTCATATGTATGTGACCAACGGCCCGGCACAGTGCCCGGCACATAGCCGTGCTCTTTCAATATGTCACTGATTTTATATGCCTTATTAAACGCATTATGAATTTTGTTATCGTCATGTACGGGCTTCCATTCGCCAGATTCTACAAACACTTTGCGTGGCCTTTTACTATGTTTAATAACGGCTTCTTCACTTTCAGACGCCCATTTTGGCCATGTCTTAGTGTCTGCCACATTAGCTGGCAAATAGTCCATAGACATAAATTTGCCTGTACCATGGTAGTGGTAAGTGTCACCACCATCACAATGTACTGGAAACGTCATTAATTGTTTATTTCTAACACTAGCTGGGTCTACATATTCCATGCCAATTTTGTCAGCAATAAAACGTATAAATGCTTCTCTGTATGAAATGTTTACAGGTGCTGCTAACGGCACAATTAAGCGCCGCCGCAAATTGCCTAATTTACTGCTAATAGTAGCATGCATGTAGAATTCATAGCCTTGTAATACACTAATTACTTTTTCATCAAAGCCAGCTGGTAAGTCTTGACCGGGCTTTGTGTCAATGTCCAGCACAACAATGTTGTATTTGTCGGGCCGTGGCACACCACCAGCACGGCTTGGCTTTACTTTGCCAGTCTTCAAGTTCCTTACCAACGGGCATGCGCCACCATCATAGCCACCAGCCCTAAATTTAAGTGCTAATGCGGCTTTTGCGTCTTTCTTCTTCAATGTTAAAAAGTCGTCAATGGTCATTGCCAAATTGACTGGTTTGTCCAAAACATTTACCATTGCGTTCCAGTCTGGCAGATATTGACCATCAGCTGTGGCATTATAGCTGGGAAACATTGTTACATAGCCGTCACCAGCTGCCATAATTTCATTACCTTTGTTATCAACTGCCATTTTAATTTCCCCTTATTTTCACACCAGCTTTGCCTTACCTTGTTTCAACACGTCACGTAATTTTCTTCTGATTCTGGCACGTAAGTCTTTTTCATTCATTGGCCCACGCCAACAAATTGACAATGTGCGCCCAGCAAAATTTGCTGGTTTGTATTCTTCAACACGTCTATACACTGTGTCACCACTAACAGTGTCTAAGTCTAATTGCCACATGGGCGTCACTTGTACACCAGCATAGCGCACTTGACGGCAATTATTAGCAGTCATACATGCGTCAGCTACATGATAGTAGCCAGCATATACAGCCTTATTAATGGTATTGTCTGGGTAAACATAGTAGTGTGCCTGACCACCACACATGACTTTATAGCCAGCGCCATATTTGCCCGTATATGCCCTAATACAAAATAATTCTTTGCCACGGTATTCTGTGGTAGCTGCTGTGGCCGCTAAGTCGCAGCCACAGACAATTTTTTCCATTTCGTCTTTTGTTACTAACATTTTAGTCACCCGTTTTATTGAATAATTTATTGAATAATTTATTAAATAATTTTTACACCAACATAACAGCTACGTCCAAAAACATTAATTTTATTTACAATGCCTTTATCACGCAGCCACCGTGCTTCTGCCTGTCTAAAATCATGTAATGACATATCACAATTCACATTTTTACAGAAAAAAACATAAGAAAAATGTGTATCAACAATGTCAGATTCAGTATTTGTAATTTCATAATGATTTTCAAAATATTCATCAATTTTATTATATTTTTTATTTACCTTTATAATTCCAATCACTTCTACATAAAAATTATTTTTTCCATACCTACATTTATTACTGACCATGTAAAGATTCACATGACCATGTACAATTTCTTCACCAATTTTTACAGCTACAATTTCGCCACAATGATAGCCAACAATAGCATATTTATTGTTATCTACACAAATTTTAGTGGCTTCTTCAACAGTAATTTCGTCACTGCCACAATTCATTGACCGAAATACAGTCTTGTTTGTAACACCATTACTAGTAACACCATTACGACTGTTTTGAAACAGTTCCCGTGCTACAATAGCGTCATTACCAGTAATTTCTTTCATTTTTTTAGCATTTACCATTTTTTCATTCTTAATTTTTGCATACATAATTAATCACCATTCCTTTCAATTATTTTTTTCAATCATTTCATTAAATTCTTTTTCATCAGCATACGGCATTTCATACATTCTTACACAACGGTTATATGCGCCAATTTGACCAGCATATACAGCCACAACGGGTTTTCCAGCCTTGCAGTAAATTTCCTGTACATTATGGCTAAAACGCCCGTCAGCCCTTACAGCAAACACCTTACTGTCAAAGTCTTCATCACACACAGAAATGGGCTTTGAAATAATGCGCAATTTTTCGCCATCAACCGTCACTGTGCGTTTTCTGTCGGGCCTTTCAAACACCACTACATACGGCGCTGTAGTGCCAGACGCATTAGCAATTGCGTCATACAAATTCAAAATGTGGGTTTTTTCCTGTTCAAATGTGAATTCACCCGGTCTGCCAAAAATCTCATTGACTTTTTCTTGATTCTTCATAATACATACCTCACTTTCAAGACACCTTATTTTTTTTTGTTGCGTCACATACATGCAAAAAGGCCCGCAACCTGCCTTTTAGCAAGTTACGGGCTTAAATTTCTTCCGTATTGAGTGGCCGCATGTCCACATTTTTACCAGCTTTTTTACGCCTGCTGGGTAGCTATTAATTTTTGTACATATGTTTATTTTGCTCTTTACACTATAAATAATAACACATTGTTATCTTTTTGTCAATAGTATTTTAAAAAAATATTTTCGCCCGCAAAGCCTTATAGAATAAGTGTTTGCTAAAATATTTAAAAAATACTCAAAAAAAATTTAAAAAAATTTTAGAAAAAAATTTTAAAATTATTCAATGGGTTTGCTTTTTCATTAGCCATTTTTGCTGTTTCGTCATTCCAGTGTAGATAAATAGAAGTAGTGGCAATGTCTGCATGGCCTAAAATTTGTTGTAAGCTGGCCAAGTCGCCATTGTTTTTTAAAAATGCTGTTGCATATGTGTGTCTAAATGTATGTGCACTAAAACGTCTGCCACCAATACCAGTGTTTTTACTAAGTCTTGTAAACACAGCCCGTAAGCCGTTTATAGTCATTGGTCTGCCGTCTTGTGTAACAATTAATTTGTCACAAGTAGCAATTTTATTTCTTTCAACAATATATGTATTCAACACTGACCGTAATGCGCCAGC